TTATTTGATATATATTATTTTTTTCGCTAGATATTCAAGCAGGAAAAAGTAATAGCAATTTCTTGGGGACTTTTGCAACACAACTCTGACTTTTGCAACAGAAGGGAGTTATGCAACAAAGCCGCCTAAATGTTAAAGTTTATATAATTGAATAACTTTATTAGGAAGAAGCCTAAAGATATATGCGATGACATCATCAAGCAACGAAGCAGGGGCCAGCGAACTAGATAAACTGAATAAGCGAGTGGCACAACTCGAAACTGCGCTAACGATGATGCAACAGCAGTATGAATCTGGCCTGACTGAACGAAGTAATCAGTGGGAAGAGATTCGCGAGCAAAACGACGCCCTAGATAAACTCTATACAGCGTTCGAAGAGGCGACGAGAATTCGCGACTTACGAGAAGAAGGAAACTGTAAATTCTGCCCGTATCATCAGAAAGTGAAAGAATATATAGAACAGGTAACAGTACATTAATAGTTATTCGCGGGTAGCCCCGCGATGACACAGCCGCCGGTGATTTATGTTCGTTAGTCACCTCATAACCCGCCGGCGGCCTTTTAACACATGTTAATTAACAGATGATTAAGAAATGTGCGTGTGATGGTAAGCTGCACTACGAAAGCGTAGCTCATAAGGTAGTTCTTATCTGTTCAGACTGCGGCAGACACTATAATCTAGGCTATCATTATAACGAGAGTGAGACGTCTCTACCACTTGACTTAATCGACCGACGGATTCTTAATAAGGTACTCTCGCAGTCTCGTTGCACCTCGAATGAGTTACTCGAATCATTTACGCCGACTAACCCGCGAGAAGTACCCCCTTCATATTCTACGATACTACGAAAGATGCAACGACTGGCGAGACACGGCTACATCATCGCCGAACGAAAGAAGAATCGAAGATTTGTGTACTACGCGACTGAGAAACTAGAAAGTTTAAATAACCTGTGAGGTGAAAGGCGCTGAGTCAATTCTTAGTAAAGTGGCAAATCCCTTCGCAGACCTGTGTGGTGCAGGCTCAGCGCCCACCATCATTATGACAACAGAATCGTTTAAGGACGCGCTGGCCTTCAGTCAGGAGCCTAAATACCTCGACGAGATGGATGTTTTTTATAGAGAGTTCTTCGGAACCGATAATCTTACTATTCGTTATGTTGAGAATATCGTCGAGCAGTTTAAAGGCTACGACAGAGAGATTAAGCTGGAAGACACAGACCAGTACTTCAGAATCGAAGAAAAGCGCGACAGGTACTATAAAACAGGTAATATTACCCTAGAGCTATGGTCTGTTTTTAATACGAGAAAGGGCTGGCTCTACACGAGTAGAGCGAACTATATCGCCTATCACTTTATAAATGGCGTTACTCACATGCTGGATAGACCTATGCTGCAACGAGCGTGGGCGCTGAATGAAAAAGAGTGGCGCGATACGTACCCTGAGATAGACGTTGAGAATACTGGCTGGACGTCAGTCGTTATTCTCATACCGAAACCAGTGCTGTCGCAAGCGATGGCAGAGGCGTCAGTGTATACGCACGTCAGAACCGGAACCGAAGTTGACAATCGTTAAATGGAATTCCTTCAATGAAGGCGAGTGCGAAGAATCAGAGCTTCCAAAACTGGCCCGCGATGAAACCGTGAAAAGCATGTTTGTATTACGTAAATGTGTGATATGAGGAAAAACTCTGTGGATTCGCTACGGTAGGACAGTCTGCCGTAACTGTACCCCGTTCGACTGTAGAAACGAGATGTACTAGATGACAGTTCACACGAACAGAACTTTACAGCTCGAATACGAAGGTCACACGAACGCGCATAACCCACGATACGCTATGCCGCGAAACTGTAAATGGTGCGGTAAAGAGTTCAGTCCTTTAGTTGGCTACTGGGTCGGTATGCAGCAGGTTAAGCTCACGCGAGCGAAAAATAGAGTCTACTGTAGTAAAGAGTGCAATAAAGCGTGGACTCGTTTTAAGGTGAATACGTGCCGCTAGGTATTCAAAGACTAGAGGTACATCCTCGACCGGATAAGCTAGCCGCCCCGCGAAACTGTAAATGGTGTGGAACTGAGTTTACACCAGTATTAGCACACTGGGAAAGAAAACAACTGATTAAGCACACTAAAGCGAATGAGCGACAGTATTGCAGCGAGAAGTGCAAAAAAGCATACTATAACGCAATAAGCGTTAATCGTCGTCGAGAAGCGAGGCTAAATGCAGGTAATGGGTAAGAATCTAGTTAAGCTACCGCTTAACGAGAGCATCTTTGAGTGTATTCGACTTATGAAAGAGGATAAGGATACGCAAGTTCGTTTCTTAGAGGGGCCGCTGTGGAAGATAGACGCCACTCGCCACGAAGGCGGGGTTATCGAATCGCGTATTTACCATCTTGTTAACCATCACGTCTACGTTATTCGAACGTTAGACGCCGGCGTTGATTCTGACACGTTTTATATTCAAGTGTCAGGTAGAGGGAACGTAAACGAAATATCGAGAGAAAATGCGCTCGAAGTAGTTGGGCTGCGCACAGGTTACGTCGAGGACTATGATTTTCATTTCGACGAACCACTACCGCCGCTCGATAACCCCGCCTACACGTGCGGAGACTGGTAAATGCAAGAACAAGTATTAATACGACACGAAGAGCCGCGTCAGGTTCAGATTACGTGGGGCGGTGCAAAAGGTAACATCGGTCGCGTCTTTTGCCCTAAGAACGTCTGGCAGCCTTCGCGCGGTAGAACAATCCGGCGGTGTTACTACTGCAAAAACTACGCCGGTCGAACTAAAGTGGTGATTTTATGCGTTCTAAAGCAAAAAGAGATATGAGAATTAAATGCGGCTGCGCGAAGTCCCGAAATCACGGTTATATCTGTGTACACGGTTTCACCGCTCAGCACGAACGCGATGGCATACTACGATACTGTCGTAAGTGTGTCGAAGACGAGACATGATAATTAAATGTGAGTGTAAGAATAGCCGACATCGCGGAGACCTCTGTATAAAGGGGTTTACCGTCCGGCACGAACGTCAAATCGCTGGCATAAGACGACTACATTGTCGTGCGTGTGTTAAAGAAGAATCTAATCGAGGATGTTAAATGACACTGGAAAGAAAGTATAAGCGTGGCTTAGGGCGCGTCTATGTAGATAGCGAAACGGGCGATGAATACCCATCGGTAACCACTATAATTAACGCAACCTTAGCGAAAGGCCCATTCTTAGCGAAATGGCAAGATAAGATACGCGAAGAGAGCTTCGTTAAGCGGTTCGAAGCGTTCTGTGAACATCTACCTGAGAACGTGAGAGAATACGTCGACAGGCCGACGGTTTACGCTATTTATAAACAGTCATTAGGTGCGCCTAACGCCTACAGAGACGCAAAGGGCGACACAGGCACGTATATTCACAGTATGATTGAAACCTACTTACAGCCAGTTAATAAGGTAAAACCGTTAAGTTATTATCTCGAAAACGACCCGCGAGCTGAAAAAGTATTAACGAACTTTAAGACGTGGATGGCTAAGACCGGCCTCACGCCGGTTAAGGTAGAACATTATCTATGCTCACCTACACACGGTTACGCCGGTACGGTCGACCTCGTCGCGAAACAGAAGATTAAAGGCGGCTCGAAACAGCTCGTACTTGTCGACTTTAAGACTGGCTCTATGCAAAAAGACCAGCTTCTACAACTAGCGGCCTACGCGCTCGCGTACGAAGAGCTGTACTTCGTTCGTCCGGCTGTTGCGTACTTCCTTAAAATCGACGTCGACGCGGGCTCAGTCGGTGAGCAGATGCACATGTATTATGATGACTTATCGTATCTGTTTGAACACTACATCAGAACCTTAGAGCTGTGGAAGTGGCGCGTGGATAGTAAGAACGAATGGCGGAGTTGGTAATTACTAAAGTATATTACGTCGTAGCTATGATTAACACGTGTTAAGTGGCGTCGGACTGATGCGTTAATGGCGAAGTACGAAAAGAAAAAGAAGGACATACCTAAGATGGTTGGGCTATGTATCGGCTGTGGGAAGCAGAAGCCTATCGAGCTGACCGGCAACCCGAAGCTGATATGCAACGACTGTCGGCGGAGGATGAAAATTTAAGATGTTCTACGGTTGGGAAGATTATCAGATAAGAAAGCTCTATCAGGAGCTTAACCCGTATCGCAGCGGAGACAGAGCGGTAATTCGCTATATCCTCGATGAGCTTGAAATGAGAGGCACTCGGGCAGAGAGAGAGAAGAAATGAAGCGCGATAGTCTAGACGTTGCTAACTATGTTAACTACATATTAAGCGAGCGCGAGCAACTTAAGTGTACAATAGCCACGCTCGAAGACGACGTTGAACTTATAGGCGGCGAGTATCAGGCCGCTAGGAAAAAAGTCGAGAAGCTGGAAGAGCAGGTCGCTACGCTTCGGATTCAGCTCGAATACGAGGCTGATAAAGTCTACGAGCTGGAAGAAGAAAATAAACGCCTTCGTCTCGCTGTAGCGCTCGACCGACGGACATATAAAGGAGCCTAAATGAGTAGTATTGAAATAATGAGCGGCGCTCGACAAGTAGCGCCTATGATGGTCGCCCCGCGAAAAGTAGCACCACCGAATAAGATGGTGTACTGTATATCGGCAAGCGGCGGAACGAACGTAACCCTAGCAGGAATAGAAGATTATAACGTCGTAACAGGAGATGGCTCGTATCCCGACCAAAGCTTCGTTAACGCGTGTAAGGCCGCTGGACGTAGCTGTCTAGTTAATAATTCAAACGACGGCACGAGTTCAAACTGGTCAGACGCGTATTATGCACAGATGGCCGCGATGGGCGTTAATGCTGTCGGTGGAGAATCCGAATCCGGCGCTGAGATGGACGCTATTATGGCGAATCTTATCGCCTACACATACGGCGGTGAGGGAACAGGCGGGCCAACCGGCAATAACGATATATGGTCTGGAAACACGTTTACACCCTCTGGCGTCGGTAAATACGGCATCGCAGCTATTCTAGAGACGTATACTTCAAGCTCGATGATAGGAGCCGCTGAGATAGCTCAAGAAGCACTCATTAACAAACAAGCTGGCTGCTTCGAAGTGGGGCTCTGTATAGGTAGCTGGGCCGAAGGCGATTATGGTGCTAACGCGCAGACGTACATAGATATGGTTAACGCTATGGCCGCTAATGGTGTCGTCTGCCGTAAATTTGATTATTGGTATGAAGAGACCGGCGAGTTCTCAGTTCCAAGTCTGTTCACCGAATTAATGCAGACATACGAACCAGATATGACGCCGATAACGCAACGAGCAAGCGGCGTAACGCCTACACCTACACCAACGCCACCAGTTCTTATCGCAGACGGCACAGCACCAGCTCCGGTCTTCTTAAACGGGACGCTGTACTCGTTCGCCTGTGGGGTAGACAATCGACTGTATTGTCAGGAAGGCGCTGGTAAGTGGCAAGCACTCGGCGGTCAGCTTACAGCGGCCCCGGCAGTGGCAAGCGACGGTAACGATATTCATATAGTCGTTCGTGGAGCGAATCAACAGACGCTTTACTACCGAACGCTTCTGAATAATCCAGCGTGGGTTAACATAGGTGGAACTGCTCGAAGTGCGCCATCACTAGCGTTTACCCCGACAGTCGCACCGACGCATCCGGTACTTGTCGTCGAAGTCAGAGGTAACGATAAAGCAGTTTACCAGAAGAATCTAGACATGGCGACCGGCACGTGGGCAAAGTGGGTTTCACTTGGCGGACAACTCGCGTAGGTGAAGTATGAAAGTTCTCGAAGAGATGTGCAAGCGCGAACCGATGTATCGTAATACACGTAAGAACTATTATGAGGTTCTTATGAAAGACGCGATACGCGCTAAACTCGCTGCGAGAAAACATGTCGACTGAAATCTATTATACGAAAGAGGGAATACGCTACCGGCGCGTTCCCCTCCATTCGGAGGATGAAGATGACGAAACCGACGAGCAAGAACCAAGTGGAAACTACCGACCACTCTACAACGGCCCCGACGCAGAAAATATCGTTAATGATGACTCCGTGTAGATGTGAGTTCTGCGCTAAAGTCGACGTAGCAAGTGGTGTTTTAGTGATGGACGACGGTAACGAGTTCATTTACTGTAACATAGACGGCGTGTGGTGGGGTATTGGACATACGTGTCCTGAGTTTTTGTCTAAGGCGCGATGAATGAGTAACACAGAAACATACGTCAGAATAACACTGAGCGAAGAATCGTATAAAGCGGTTCTTGGAAAAGCTCACGAAGAGAAAGCGACAATTTCTATGGTAGCTGAGAAACTAATCGAACAGTATCTCGGTGAGGTATAATGAGAGAGTGTTCACATGGTGCGTGTCACCGGCTCATACCGGATAATGACTATCATAGACAGTGTGAGCATTGTCGAGAGCATTGTCGCGAACTAGGTAAGAAACGCCGCGAGAGACTTAAAGCGCAAGGGTTATGTTCGTGCGGTAAACCAGCCACGCGAGGCACGGCTATATGCGATACGTGTAGACAGCAGCGCGGGACATACAGAACTAAGACCCGTAAACAGCGCAGGGTAACTAAGGTAAAAGCATCTGTCCGGCTGTACCCGAACACGATTAACGTTAAGAAGCAGTTCGTTAAGGAAATAGAATCGGTCGCTAAAGTTAAAGGTATGCACAGAAACGACGTGATGGAGACGCTCGTTAAAGAACATATCAGTACGGTGAAAATATGGTAATGCCAGAATATTATCTCGGCGAGAAGAAACAGGTGGCTATAGGCTACTGTTCTGTCCCGACGTGCCGTATGCCAAGCGTGACGATGATAGAAGGACAGTACTTCTGCCCGCGATGTGCCGATATGTTAGTTAGACAGTTACTCGAAACGTGGGGGTTCTGCGTTAATCTTATGCGTGACTTCGGGGGCGCTCGGGGTCAGGAGCTACAGAGAAATTACGGATAATGGCACAGCTACGAAAGCGAAATAAACTTAAGAAAAAGAGAGCGAAGAAGAAAAATGCCCGCACACTATAAACCCTGCGCGAACTGCACGAAGGCAGAAGCCACGACGAATAACAGTATGTTCTACTGTACAGCGATAGACCGACAGATACCGAACGAAGAGTTCATAAATAAGTGCGAGCACTTTAACGCCCGTAAGAATCTTAAGATGTACCTATAGCTATGGGTGTAGTCTGGACTAAGCAGGATAAGCTGAGCGACCCGTACAACTGCGTCGTATGCGGTAAAGAGTTTCGATACGTCATTTCACACTGGGACGGTCGAATGAGAGTTAAGAAGACTGGCCGCCCCGCGATTAAGAGAAAAAACACGATTCCCCGATTTAGATTTAAACCTTATGATACTAATGTATAGAATCTTCTGTGGGCAATGGAACGACGTCGAAGACGGGATTTGTTTACTACTCGACGCCATAGAGTATAGATTCACTATGATGGACGTCCTGTAGGTGAGAAATTGTCAAGTAATCCTAAAGACTATATGTGTCGCGATTGCACGAGGGGCGTTCGCGTTCACGATGACTCCAAGATGCGACGCTCAGAGCTGAAGTGTGAAGTCTCAAAGACGTGGGTTAGCCCGTTCGCTGACATCTGTGATAAGTTTAAGCTACGAGGCGACCGGGGAATCGGTAAAAAACTCATAGAAAAACTTACTGAGAACGAAGAGTGAGGTTTAAAAAAATGGATGTTACTACAGCGTGGTTTTTACTTGTCGGAATTGTCGTTATAGGCTATCTCGCATTTGTGTATCTTCTCACGAAACGGTGAAAAATGATAACTGTCTACTCACTTCCGATATGCCCGAACTGTAACGTGTTAAAGAACACACTTAAAGGCCGCGACATAGAATTCGAAGAAAAGGATTTAGACACACCAGAGACAAAGACGAAACTGCTAATGGCTGGTGTTTTTACGGTAGTAGCGCCAGTATTACAGATTAATAATACGTTCTACGTTTATAACCAGATATTTAACGAGAGTGGGGCCGTTAAAGACGAGATTTTACAGGAGTTAAAATGACCCGCGAAGATGACGAACGTAAGAACGTGCCCGACCAGCTGAAACGCACCGACTTGCAAAGAAAAACGTGCCGGTCGTGTACGACGACATGCCCGTATCCGTTAAACCATGTATACCTACTCTTCAGACGATACGGCAAGTGTAGTCACTACAGAGGGGGGATATGGGGTCGTGAAAAATGACGAATAATTCACCGTACTTCATTCGCGACGAAGAGGTTCCGCTGGATAAGCTGAAAGGCAACCCGCGAAATCCTAGAGTACACTCAGAAGATGAGATAAAACGCTTAATCGAGAGCTTTAATAACTTCGGTACGACCGTGCCTATGATAGTCGACGAGGACTATAACATCATAGCCGGACACGCTCGACTTAAGGCCGCTAAACGCGCGGGACTAAAGACATTCCCTGTCAGGATATTTAAATTCCCCGAGCACCTCGACGAAGCGTATCTTATAGCGGATAATAAGTTATCCGAGATGAGCGAGTGGGATAACGCCGAATTAATAGATATGTTCGATGACTTGCGCGATGCGGGAGTAAATCTGGACATCACGGCGTTTAACATTAACGAACGTGATGAGATTCTCGCTGAACCACTAACCGCTGAGCCGAGCTTCGACGGCGAAATGAGCGAAGAGAAGGACTTTATTATTATATCGTTCAGAATGAGCAAGCCCGAATATGAGAATAACAAGGATTCGATAGAGCAGTTCATTTCGATAACGAACTTAACTCCGCATATTCAACAGGTATGATAAAATGACGCAATATCTACATTATAACTTTGCACAAAACTCGAAGAGCATACTTAATCAGGGCGCGGGCGGTTCAGCGTATAACGGTCAAGCGGTCAGAGCACAGTTTCAGAAAAACTCGCTAGGAAATCCGATGTGGGGGCCGTTGACGGCTAACACAGACGGGATTAACGTACCCGGCATAAACAGCCCGTACAACCACACGTGGCAAGCCGGTTTAAACATAAACCAGTGGTGGCCGGGCGCTGGCTGTGAAGGCGGTATTCAGGATGGTAACGACGGTAAGCTGTGGAGCGCTGGAAACGACCTCTATTATGGCTACCTTCACGGCGTGTCTGACGGCTGTCTTTCAGGCGTAGCAAGTACCTATAACTTCACTGTTGAGATTGCCTATAACGAATCACCGAGCTATAATGATAACAGCGTTCAGTTCTGGCTAGGCGTAGGAAGCGCTAAACCAGTTTCGATACCACTAGCCGGTTGCGCTGATGAGGGACGTATATACTGGGTTTTCGACTATAATCTTCAGCTTAACACGAACTATTATTTCCAAGTTTCAGTAAACCTTCCCGACGCGAGTCAGTGGGCGAGCGCGGGTAATTACGCTATCGGTAACTGCATAGAAAGCGGAGCGCCGTGTGCTGATGCGGCAGTAACAGGATTTCCGTGCGGAGCGTATCTCTACTCGTGGCGCGAGGATGATACAGTTCTCGACCTCTCGGCCGGCGGTAACTGGGCTGACGATGTTGTATTATGGGCTGGCGGTTCGCCAACTCCGACGCCAACACCACCAGCGCCCGTAGCAGCAGACGGCTCGAATGGAGCACAGGCATTGTGGCATTGGACTACGTGCGAGATATACGATAAAAGGTACTAAAATGCCGACGTATAAGTGGCCTAAAGTTAAAAACCAGCGCGGGTTCGCCCGCGATAGAATTAAACCGATTAACCCTGAGCACCTAAACGACCCCGCGTGGAAAAGCACTAAGGAGAAACCTGTTATGCACTGCGACGGGTGCGGTTCGATGTTTAATATGGAGAAAGACGACTGGTACTCAGTTAAAGCGCCGTCGCGGATACTTGTTCTATGCGACGAGTGTGCTGAGGCCGACGTCGACAGAGCGAAAAGCGAGGGGCGGCTTAAGCCCCACTGGTGAGGTAAAATGGCTGGTAAATACGATTTCTATTGTATCTACGTGATGGCAGTCTGCGCTATGGTGTGTATTCTGTCATACGTGACGTATTTAATAGTAAGATAGCTATGAGCGCGAACTGTTATGGGTTATGTTGCTCGTCCTTTAGCCATATTTCTTTTAGACCGGGCGAACCAGAGCGGATAGCTGAGTATCTTGGCATTTCAGAAGAGAAGTTCCGAGAACTGTACTGTTTCACCTACCCCGAGAACTGGCGCTATAAAGTCGACGGTAAGCAAGTCTACGAAGGCACAATCTACCAGAAGCCGTGTCCGTTCCACACGACGGGACTCTGCGCGATTGAAGCTGTTAAACCAGAGACGTGTCTAAACTATATGCCCGCCTGTAAGGCGGTATCGTGGCCGATGCGTCAGCAGTGTAAAGCTCACCACTGGCCTAAGCTAACTACGCCTATCGAACCGTATGAGCTGATAATGGGCTGGCAGATACGCCGGTGGATGATGCACAGAGAGAACCACGGGAAGCTCAGACTGAAGAGCATAATGGATGTTAAGACGTGGTGCGCCCATTGCTCGCATTTAGCGCCGTATGGTGTGCGGTTTAATGAGTCCCGCGAGGATGAAAAACGATTGTTAGGCGACGTGTATGTCTATTGCGAGTTAGACGGTGAATCGCCGATGACAGGATGCGGTAAGTGGGAGTTAGGCGAAAATCAGCTCGACGTGATTAAGAGAATAAAAGAGGACGCGAAAGAATGAACGGAACACAACATTATGTAGACTCTCTTAGCCCCGCGAATAGCATAGCGGACATTAATGAGCAGTTGGACATAGTAGTGAATACTCTTCGAGAAATATCGAAGGATATGTACAGACGGGCTAATGTCGTTTATGCCTACGTAGAAGTAGAAACCGCCGCGAACACGTTGCACGTAGTTAATATGAAGCTTAAACGTCTCGATGCAACACAAAGAACCGCTTGAACTGGCGCGAATCACCCGCAACTCTGAATGGGACAGGCTAAGAAGGCAGTTCCTTAAGCTACACGATAAGTGCGAGTTCTGTGGCGTTCGTAACCGAGGCGTAAAAACCTTAGTCGCACATCACGTCGTACCCTACTGGGTCGACCGGACTAAGGAGCTAGACGTCGAGAATCTGTTCGCTCTTTGCGAAGAGCATCATTTCACCTTCGGGCATTTCTGTAACTGGAAGAAATTCAACCCGCGAATAAGAGAAGACGCTGAGCTATTCAGAGCACGAGCAAAGGAAGCGAAGACGTGGAAACCATAAAGATACTCTGTCCGTGGTGTAAGGGCGCGTGCCTAGAGATTGTTCCAGAATTTATTCTCTCTCTGGACGTCATTCTCTCGACGTGTCCGAAGTGCAGCTTCTCGTGGGTAACTATTCCTAAATCTGAAATGAGCGAAGCTGAGCTTAAGATGTGTGGTTTATAATGTGGCAAGACGTAGCGCTACTCGGCGTTAACCTGATATTCGGGTTTCTGCTCGTCCCGCAAATATTCGACGTATACAGAAAAAAACAGGCGTTAAACCTCATAACGTGTATCACGACAGCAGGTGCGTTATCATTATTATGTTTCATCTATGCGAGTCTGGGGCTGTGGCTGGCCGTGACCGGCGATTTAATCGACGTCGGTGCGTGGGTTATGTTACTCATACTTTCTATTCTGGTAATAAAGAAGGTGATATAAGATGACCGAAGAAGACGTTAAGTTAATGAAGCGCTGGATGACAGTCTTTCCAGATGAGTTATTCCCTATGTCTATTGTGTATCTATACCCTGACTTATGGCGAGAGATTATTCAGAACCAGATAGACCGAAAAGAGCGAGAGTTAAAATGAAAGTAAAATGTTCCGTGGAGTACGAGCTGAAACCTAAAAGACCAAGTCTACAGGCTGGCCGTGTCTATGGCAGCTTCGGCCTAGACGCCGAACAGGGCAAACGCGTCTACGTAGCTCCCTTTACAATCGAGGCCAAGCCCGGACAGATAATCGCTTTTGTAGGCATATCTGGAACCGGAAAAACTACGTGCCTAGAGCAGCTTAAGGCGCAAACAGAAGCCTACGACCTTCGCGAGATAGTCTTCGAGCCGGAGAAAACCGTCATAGAACACTTCGCCGATTATGACGAAGCCCTGAAGAATCTTTCAATCGCGGGGCTGGCAGAAGCTCAACTTCTTGTTCGATACCCTCAAGAGTTATCCGACGGCCAGCGCTATCGGTTTAAGCTGGCGTTGGGGTTATCAAGCAAAAATTCTGTGGTAGTGTGCGACGAATTTCTTGCAACGTTAGACAGAATCTCAGCGAAGACTATCGCCTTCAGCATAGGAAAAGCGATTAGAAAAACAGATAAGATTCTCGCTGTCGCGACGACACACGAGGACATCCTAGAAGACTTATATCCTGACATTATAGTTACCTTCGGCGCCGAGGGTGCGGAAGTCTCACATCAGAACGAAATTAAAAAAAAATTAGCTTTTATGACGATTTGTTCATTGCACGAGGCTCTCGAAGCGATTGGAACAGATTCAGTAAGTGGCACTATCGAGGCTCAGAAATCGGATTCATAAGATGCGCCTACACTCTTATTCATAACGGCGAACCCATCGCGTTTATCAGCTTCAGTCCGCCGGGTCTGGCAAACTCGGTTCGTAATAAGGTCTTCGGCGGTAAGATTTCTAAGAAGATGACCACGAAAGGAGCGAAACTAACAAATGCCAAGTTCATTAATCTTAGTCGCGTCGTTATCGACCCACGCTATAGAGGATGTGGGATAGCTTCTGATTTCGTTGCGGCAGTGTGCCTGTATGACGATTTGGTAGACGTGCGATACGTGGAGCTAATAGCCTCGATGGGTAAGGTAAACCTCTTCTGGAAAAAGGCTGGTTTCATCGACTACGGCCAAACTCTAAGTGACACCATAGGCGGAACCGTTGCCATAGGCGGTAAGTCGAACAAACGAAAGCAGAAGTCTACCTTAATAGGCAACCGAGGCGTTCGTTCTAGAGTGAATCCGCACACGTGGCTTTATGAGGCTAAAGGCGGTAAAGTCAGGTCAGAGACACAAGCGCAGAGTAAACTGGCGGTGATGAGATACTACTTACTCGACCGTAAAAAGATGAAAGGTGCGAAATTTATATAAACTCACCCCGCGATTACAATACTATGAACGATAATGAAAAGATAGTATGTCAGTGGTCAAAAAACCGAAAGTGTAGGAGCCCCGACAGAAGGGCAAATCAGGATGACATCGGTTGTTTGTACTGCGCTCTAGGGGAGTTGCTTTCACGATGACAAAAAAACAAGAAGAGATTCAAAAACGTCGAATGGACTTTTATCTTTTAATGGCTCACGGAGCCCGAAAGTCTGAAGCCGTTAATAAAATCGCTAAGATTTATCACGTTGGTAAACAACAGCTTTATCGCGACTGGAAGAAGCGAAACGAGTGGGACATAGTCGAAGAGCCTGATAAGGACAAAATGATAAAAGACACACTCTTCGAGCTAGACGAACTGATTCGTCGGAACTGGCTAATCATCGACGCCTCGCCTGACAGGACAGATTCAAACGGGATGTTACTCACTGAAGAAGGGCGACCGATGTGGCCGTTTAAACTTCCCGATATGCGAGAACGCCAAAGAGCTGCCGCTGAGCTTAAGGAAATCACGTTCAGAAAGCTACAGGCAGCTCAATCTATAGGAATCGTCCCGCAAGAGCCTATACAGATAGACATTAAAGACCCGAAGGACGTCGCGAAGAAGCTTAAGGTTATCTTCCCGAACGACCCCGCGAAACAAGAAGAGTATATGACTACGTTACTTGAAATGTCACAGAATTAACACGTGTTAAACAGGAGATTAAAAATGAAAGGGAATAGTAAAATAAAGAAGCATCACGTAATTTCAGTTGTTTACCCTCTGAGATTAGCTGACACGCTGAGAGGTATATTTTTGTTTTACAGGTTCATTAACACGTCGTGTTAAACTATGGGTAGAAAACCGAAGAAGAAGCCGTTAGGAACCGGCTTAACTAAAAAAGAGATACAGGCTATTGCCTATCAGAACCCGGTTGTTTTCGCTAATGACGTTCTCAGCCGTGACTTGGGAAAACCAGTCGAGCTAGACGAATGGCAGAAAGAGGTTCTACGCTCGGATTCTCGACGGATTATTCTGAACTGCTGTCGGCAGTCTGGTAAATCGACGATAACCGCGCTAATGGCGTTACATCACGCGCTACACACGCCCAAAGCGTTAGTAATTATCATTTCTAACACCGAAAAGCAAGCGAAGGAAACCTTCAGAAAGATAATGGAGTTCTACGGTCACGTTCCCGACAGAATCGGCACGTTAAAAGATACAGTCTTCGAGGTCGAGTTCGCTAATAAAGCTAGAATTATGGCGATGACTGGCCGCCAGCCGGATTCGCTCAGAGGGTGGTCAAAACTTACACTTCTTATAGTAGACGAAGCCTCTATGGTAGAGGAAGACGCTTATGATTTTGTTCGCCCAATGCTTGCCGTATCGGAGGGTATGGGGATGGAAACTAAAATTATGCTACTCTCCACCCCGCACGGTAAGCGTGGTTTCTTCTTCGAGGCGTGGACTGAAGCTCACGAAGATAATAAACCGGGCTGGCGATGGTTCAGCGTTAAAGCCGAAGACTGCCCGCGAATAACATCGGAATTCTTACAGGAAGAGAAAGACCGAATGGTGAGCTGGAAGTTCGAACAGGAATATCATTGTGAGTTTATAGAAAATATTTCTAATATATTCCAATACTCAGACGACGCGTGGACTGATGAAAACGACGATTGGGACTTCGACATAGGGGTATAGATGAGAAGTAAAAAAGAGATTCACAGAAAGAAATGATAATCTGTAAGCTGAATAATAAACAGTGTGTCGAGCGCGACTGTCATAATCGGCAACTGGTTAGCGTCGAGTTTTACATTATCTGTAAGCACTCACGCATAGAATGGGCCGGCGAAAAGAAACTTGAAGTGATAGACTTACCAACAGAAAAGAAGTGTTACGTATGACTGATAATGGGAAAACAGAAAATATAGTCGAAAAATCTATTAAGGCAACGTGGCCGGAAATCGTCAGATATACCGTTGGTATGGCATTATGCCCGCGATGCGAAGATGAGAAAAAAAGACGATTTTTCGCTAAGGAGAATAAATGAGATTCACTCACGACGAGCGCCCTCTGAACAACATACCAGACGCGAAGCCTAGAGAAGGCTCGTATATCTGGGGGTTAGAAAGAGAAGTATCGAATGAAGAACTAAAGAAGTTCGGACGTCCGGGTCAGAAAATGCCGACTGAAGCTCAGAAATCGGCCCGCGAAGAGAAAAAAGAAAAGAAACGACTATCTGGCATAGGACAAATGGTAGTAGGCATAGACCTCGGCAAACAAAGCGATGCTACGGTGATGGTAGTAGTAGAACCTTCGGATATGAATAACTCACCTACGTATCTTGTTCATAAAGTCGTGCCTGTGGCGCTTGGAACGCCGTATACCGACATAGCAAGGGCAATCGTCCGGCTTGATGGCATACTCAGGAAAAAGAAAAACGTTAAGGAAGTCATTTATTGCATAGACTCGGGCGGAGCCGACCCGATGGTCGACGTTATCGACGAAGCAATGCCTCATGCAGACATATATCGGATGTACGTAACATCAGGACGTCGAGCACACGTCAGCGACTACGAAAGGAACATCCCTAAGCCCGAACTGGTAAATACCCTTAAAAAAGTCCTCGAAGACGACCGTATCAGATTCGAAGGACGGCTCATAACAGGTAGATTTAACGAAGGAATGAAGCTCTTAAAGGCCGAGATAGATAATTTCCAAATGCGCGTACAGGAAAGCGGATGGGATAAATACGAAGCTGGCACGGGACATCACGACGACGCAGTCTCGGCGTTAATGCTGGCTATCTGGTGGTTAGAGCGGGAAGCCGGACTTGGCCCTCTGAGGCTGTTCTAATGAACTGTAACACGTGCGATGCTGAGATAGACGAAGAAATTTATTTAATCACTTACGTAGACCGCCAGCCGGTTTACACGTGTTCAAGCTGTTGGATGCAACGAAAGAAAGACATTTTAAAAGTCGCCCCGCGAAATGAACGATAAGCTAGTATATTATAAAAACTGTTTATGGGAATATCGTTTAGGCTACGGGTGCGAGCTGAAGGCTATTTTTCTAAACGGTAACGTACCCGACTGTCCCGGCTATGCGCCCCGCGAAGAAACCGCCCCGCGAAAAGATAAAGATGAGTTATGTAAGTAAACACTGATACCTATATGAACCTCTCACTGATAACTTAAGTTCGATGTTCGAAACTTCCGTTTCTCAAGTGCGAGAATATCCACCCCTCTTAACATTTTTTTACTTAGAATATTCAGAATAACTATAAATAACCGAAAATAAACATACGGAAATAGAAAAAAGCTCTAAAAAAAGCTAAAAATATTTTCGGTATTGAAAAGCTCAGGTAGGGCTTCATTTTAACGAAAGAAGCTTGCTACGGCTTTCGTTAGTACAGTTAAAATAGCTCGAATGTGCGGTTTAGAACGTCCGGTTAAGAGCCCGGGCTCCCTACGGGCGCCCTTCGGCAGCCAGAACCCCGACGCCCTACCATTCGCTAATCCGGACACGCCAGCGCCTCGGTTCAGTTAGCCGCACCAAGCCACCGAAAAGGGGCCTTTAGGGGCGCTTGGCCTCTTGTCAATCCAATGCCGGCCTAGAGAATCCACCTGTCCGGCATCTTCCGTTAGCGAAACGGACGTTGATTCTGGCCTCGGATTGCCTAGGCCCGTCCCGCGAAAAGGTTTGATGAGGGTTGCTAAAAGGTTTGATGAGTGAAGTAAAAGGATTAAAGCCGGGCAGGTAACGGATGGCATTAGGTGGCATCTTCTGAGTGAAGACATCGAATGTCCGGCCGTCTTCGCTAGACTTATACGTTCTATCACCTGAATTCGAGTGATGAGTGATAACTGGGGTATGCGGCAGTATGCTCAGAAGCCCGAATTCGAGGATTTCGGTCTTTGGTTAAAGCCAAAAGTGGCACTACCACCAAGACCAACGCCTCGGTATAAGGTAAAACAATGGCCGAAGTTTATTCAAATTGTTGTTAGCCTACCAAGTAGGAAAAGAAAGCCGAGGGACAGCCGCAAAGCAAGACAAGTCTGGATAAAGCATAAGGCATATTCACCACATCGACGGCGACCCGATGAATAACGACATCACCAACTTGGCGTGTCTCAGTCTAAAGCAACATATCTATGTTCACGAGCGACAGGGCAACACTCAGGCCGTTAAGTTACTCAGAAAGGCTCTTTAGTCCTTTATATACTACCCTCTCGGTGATAGTTTAAGATGCTCCAACTGATAGGGTGGCGTAATCAATAGGTAACCAAGTTGGCCGGACAAACCAAACCACCAAAAGCCAATCGGGGTAGCCGTTGGTAGGGCTGGCAAGTTGCTCGGGAAGGTGCGGCTCAGCGGCCTAAGCGGCCTACGGCCTTCAGCCACTCAGCCACTTCAGCCTCGGCTTCGACAGCACACCGATAACACCGCACCCTTCTACTATGTCGGTTAGTTACCCCGCCAATGCCGCCTTCCCGGTTGCTCGATTGGTGAAGGAGGTATCGCCGGATTGATAGCAGTGGCCCGGCATCGGCCCGCGATGAGCCAGTGTATAACTCAGTGGATTGTTGCTATAGTAGACAGACGAAGACCCAGACGAAGACGAGACGAGACCCGACTCAGTCAGACCCGGACTCGAGGACTCAGCGCGAGACGCGAGAAAGAAGTGTCCGGCTAGACCAGATAACTCAGTGGGACTAGGACTCGAGGGCTAGGGCGAGGTATGTCAGGCCGATGGGCTATAGAAGCGTCGTGGTGACTCTGCTTGTCCGGCTTCGCCCCGCGAAGAGATGAGGACTACACTACTAAAGACACACTCAGTAGGATAGAAGCGAACAGGCTAAGACGAGACGTGCGAACAGGCAATGCGTAGCGAAGCGACGACTTCAGTTCTAAGCCGAGACATCTCAGAGCAGAAAGAAATCTTCAGCCGGACAACCCAATCGGACAAAGCCGGAGAAGCCGGACGTTGCTAGAAGCAGTCCGCTGTTCTGGCCGGGGTTCGGCAAGTATACTTGGCTTCTAGAGCCCTAGCGATAGGGCGGGGTAGGGAGCACCCTACCTCGGAAGCGGGGGCGCAAACGGGGGCTCGATTGTGCGGCTAGGAATGTCCGGTTGGAAAAAATGAGTCTCAACCGCCCGGCGGATGTGGCCAACAGGGGGTGCTCACTCCCGGAATTCAAACAACTTCAGACTAAATCGTCGAACGCTTACAGTCCGGACACGTCTTTCTCGGGGAAACGGTGGATATGTTTATAACATTTGTCGAACGCTTACTTACTAACGACTAACTAATGAAACTGGGATTTAAAATGCAGACGTGTAAATGTGAATCGTGCGACAACTGCCTTAAACTGAAACACTCAGGATTGGACTACAGGGTTAAGTGTGATAGACTAGGTAAAGTTCGCTTCGGGGACAACGAAGACCTCGCAAGGTGCTGTTCGCGCTATGAGCCTGACCGTGAAGAACGACTTCTCCTACACGAAATAGAAATCGACGCGCTAAAATCTAAAGTAAATCAACTGATGGATAGGGTAGATTATCTTATTGCTCTTCATATTAAATCAGACACCGACACCGAAGAATCACCGTTCACTGAAGAAGAAACCGTAGAAATCAGAAATGAGCGACGACGAGCGAAGAAAGCTTAAGGACAGAGAATACCACGCTCGACCAGACGTGAAAGCCAGACGTCGAGCCCGCGAACAGACCGCTGAATTTAAACTGAAAAGACGACTGGACTTGAGAAAACGTGAACGAAACAGATTATACCAACGTATCTATCGAGAACGAAATTCGAGTCAAGGCTAGACGTAAGTGCTTCGGTTCCGACAGGACGATTCAGATTAATAACTGGAACGGCCCGCTCGTAGACGTTTATAATACGTGGTTCCCGCGAAAAGAGAGAGTACTAATGTCGGCTGAAGAGAAGGAAAGCAAGCGGAAGGCGTATTATGCCAAGTACAGCCAGCGTCCCGAAGTGAAAGAGCGGCAGCGTGAGAAGGACAGAGCGCGGTATCATCGACTACACCCCGAAGCAAAATATAATAAAAAAAGTTAACACATGTTAATCAGAGAAGCGATTCACGGCGATGCTAAAGACGTCCTAAAAACGCTAAAACCCGGGTCAGTCGACTGCGTCGTCACATCTCCACCCTACTATAACCTACGCGAATATGGTAGCAGGTTGGGAACCGAGCTTTCGGTAGCTGAGTATATTAAAAATCTAATGAGCATCTTCAGCGAAGTTCATAAGGTACTGAAGGACACCGGAAACGTTTTTGTCGTTATTGGAACTACGTTTTATAATAAGAGCGACCTAATGATTCCAGAACAGTTCGCGCTGGCTATGCGTTTTGCTATGGACTTTTACTGTCGTTACACGTGGCTAAAGCGAAGAACAATCATCTGGCATAAGCCGAGCTGCCTTCCGCAGAGCGTGAAGGACGATTTCACTCTGGATTTTGAGTATGTCTATCACTTCGTAAAGTCGAAAGACTACTACTGGAACCAGATTTTTGAGCCGTATGCCGAGATAACGCTAAAGCAGAAAGCATACGGGGGGCGAGCACAGAAGGACTATTCGAGTGCTAAAGCGCAGAACCCGAGTGACACTAAACGCCGAATTATCGAGTCTATCGACCCAGAGCGCGGGCGAAATAAGCGCTGCGTGTGGAGCATTAACCCCCCTCGCGCTAACACAGAAGAACATTTCGCCGTGTTCCCCGAGGCGCTCGTAGAACCGATGATACTCGCCGGCTGTCCCGAGAATGGAACGGTACTAGACCCGTTCGTCGGCAGCGGAACGACGTGCCTCGTAGCGAGAAGACTGGGTCGCGGGTATATTGGCATCGACGTGAACGCTAAGTATGTCGAAATGACAAAACGTAGATTAAGCGAAGAGATGAGCTAACACGCCAAGTCAGCGTAAAGGCGAAAGTAGAGAAGACTATCTAGCTCGTCAGCGCGAGTATAACCGCACGTGGAGAAAGACGCCGAGTGGTAAAGCCTCTGTGCAAAAGAGTAACCAGTCGCTCGGGAGTAAAGCTAGTAAAAAGAAATTTGAGAAGTCGCCGAAAGGTAAAGCTCGTAAAAAGAAATTTGAGCAGTCGCCGAAGGGTAAAGCTCGTAAAAGGAAAGATAATAAGAAATATAGACAGAAACTTAATGAGAATAAGTTTAAACTTCTCGGCGACACGTGCTTCTTTCACGAGACTAACGACTGTAGGGGTGGATTAGAAGCACACGAGAAGTCAGGTAACGGTCACGAAAAAGGGGCGGTGCGTATCTTACGTGACGAACCGTGGAGAGCCTCGGAATTTGTGCATCTATGTTATGTTCACCATAGTAGAGTTTCAAACGCTATGACATTCGGCTTCACGTGGGAAGAGATAGTTAAAAAATATGGAGAGAAATTCTAAATTATGACACTAAGAAAAATAAACCAGAAGACGTACACGCGGCAAATAGTCGGCGAGAAATACGTCGAGGACTGCCCCCTCGTTGGGACAGTGAACTACATGTACGTAACGCTGTGTATGACGTGCAATCATCATAAGGGCATACACAGACCCGACCTGAGCAAGCCGGACGAGTTTATCGACTGCATTTACCCCGCGAGCGTCTACGCTATCGGCGGTAAGCGAACGAATCTTAAAGAGGCCGTACCTGGGTAAAGTAATTAAGGTAAGAGTATAGAGGATAACTGTGTTTGAGCGACGTTGCCCGATAGACAAAAGTACTGTTCTATTCGCTAATGTTGCGGGTGTCGTGCCGAAGCGTTGTGTCAGGTGCGAACATCTCAGATGCGACTCGAAAGGATACTGGTGCGTCGTGGGAGTAAAAGATGGTTAAAGAAATCAGACTGTCGTACAAGAAACTGGAAATAGATGAGCTGTCAGAGGCTCTCGACGATGTTAAGAACCGTCTGGCGAACATGGCCGTCTACGACGAGTTTAGCATCGCCGTAACGGGAAAGGAAAAGCCTAATCGGATAAACTAAATGCCCTCGGCGTATAAAGCGCTAATCGCGCAGATAATTATTGGCTTACCAGCGATGATTATAGCGAACTGGTATATGCTAACGCACTACATACTGCCGACGACGCCACTCTCTTTCATTTATGCGGGGGTAGGATTATTTATTCTGTATGTGCTACTCGGGTTTATCATTTTAATTCCCGGCGTCATAGCGCAGAGAGTGGGCGACCAGAAGTGACGTTCTTAAGTAAACAAATGAGCGCTCGCGAAGAGGCGTTTCTACTTCGCGTTGAAATGATGTTGATGATTATTATTATAATCGGCATCTATGGTTCGTGGTTAACAGGAGTAAGATGAGAGTAACAGTTACTTGTCCGAGCTGCCAGACGAATCAGGTTCTCTTTGACGGTAACGTCATTCGAGCGCTTGAGATAACGTTCGACGCGCGGGCGCAATGTCCGATATGTGAGTCGCAGTTCAGAGTGGCTATGACCATCGAGCGCGATAACCTAACCAGTGTTAGGTTCATCGACGACGATGAGAGCGAGAACGAGGACGTAGAATGACCGCGATAGACAAAAAAATGCCTGTCGTCTACGTCGAAAACCGGCGCGTACGCCTGCGCATTAAGAAAATGGAGATTGGCAAGTCTTACGAGGTAGAGTATAAAGGCGCGAAGCTGATGTTCACACGCGCCGATAAGAACCTCATAGAAATGGACTCACCAGAACCAGCGTCTCTCGAAGCACTCATAAACGGGCTGGTCGCACAGGCGGCTGATGAAAAGGTAAAGGCGGTAGTGATTGACAGCGAAGACGACGAAGACAACGACGCAGATAGCGATATGCCAGACGTGCCTGCACTATAACGGCGGGTTAATGCTGATACACGGTAAGCACTACATTTGTCGACTAGAGCACCACCCGCATAAAGGCAACTGCGACTATGAGATTAACCTAAGACGAGGCAGCGAATGGGAGTCTGTACAATAGTTTCCAGACAGCTAGAACTTCATTGCCTTTGTTGTGCGATTTCGCTCGCAGAGACCGACCGCGAAGCCGGGTTCGACTTCGGAGAAGACTACTTCAGTGATTTTTTATTTATCTACTGGGAAGCTATGAATAACCTAAGAGCGCCGCCGCATCTGATTCGAATGGCCCCTAACTGGCTGACGATTAGCGACATTAACAGGATGCTAAAATGACAGAAGAAGCGCCGATAATCGACGCTAAGAACGTCGAGAAGTTTCTATCAGAACAGCCGATTAAATGTCCCTATTGTCACAGTCCGCTTAAGGTGAGTAACACGTTTAAAAACGCTATCACGTACACCGAATGTACAGGCTGCGATAGCTTCTGGGTAACTGTCCCGAACAGATTCACGAAGGAGTTTAAGGCGATGATTATTCAGCACTCGACCATAAGAGAAAGACTATTTGGAGTTAAAGTATGAAACCAGAACTTTTTAATGAATACTTCGGTTCAGGCTGTTCTTATGCCTGCACCACCACACAAGCGAAGAAAGAACTGAAGATTTATAAAGTAGTCGAGCGAACGCGGCCAGACTTTATGACTGAGGATTGTACAGAGTGTAAGTTTAGTCATACTTTCGCTACGATAGTCGCCCCGCGAAAGATTAGAGACACGACGTATTGTGGACTATATAATGATATGCGAGAACGCGGCGGCGTATGCCCGCTACTACACATAATCCGCTACGAAAACGGGAGTATTAAGAAGGAGTAACAATGGCAGAGAACGACATCGAGATTCTACAGAACAGTATCTTTATGATGCTCGGTATGGTGATGGCGGCTACTATGGACGCTAATGCAAAATCGCTTTGCTTTAACGGGCTTATGCAGCTACTCGGCTACATACGTGGGAACGTTACTGAAGTCGCGCCAATCTACGCTTAAAAATGAACAGCTTACGACTTCGCTTAGTTTTATGGCGTATTCTCGGCGAAGAGTGGTGGCTATTCGTTCTGTTTGTGCTGTTTATGCTGCTGGTCTTCGCGGTAGGGTATGTAGGGTCTAGATGACGATACTAAAAATAACGTTCGAAAACGGCTTCGAAGGCGAATGTCCGCTCGGTAAAAGTAGGTCAAGCGCTTGTATGTCGTGTAAGCACACCGATAAGGTAGGCGTCTGTTATCACCCGCGAGATATAACAACCGAAATCATCGAGGGTAAAAAAGCACCAGCGCGTGTCGAAGGCGGTCTCTGGCTGCCAGCGCTCGGCCGCTCGACTGATGAGGTCGAGATGAAAAACCGGACATTCTACGATAAAAAAACAGGCGAAGTCGTCGAGTTAATCCCGTTGGATAAACAAGTCGACGAGCGACTTAAGAGGGAAGCTAAGAAAAATGCACGATAACAGAGAACTATGCCGCGACTGTTCGAACTTTTATCTCGATAATGACAGCATTAAGCTCGATATGACCTGCGAACACGTTAGCATCTCAGCACTTTACAAGTGTAAACTGAACCTCGAACCGTCCCGCGACGTGAGCGAAATAGGAATAATACATCGCGAATGGTGCGATGAGAAAGTCTGCGCGTACATAAGAGATTCAATCTACTGGCCGCGCGGTGAACAATGGAGGAAGGATGAAGATAGATGAAAACGGCTGTTACGTCGACGAACAGAGTCAGATAGATAACTTAGAGCGACGAGTGAAAGCGCTCGAAGAAAATTTAAAGCGCGTTAATGCTCAGCTCGATAAGCCGATTAAGGACTTAAAATGAAAATGGAAGAACAGTGTAAGTCCTGCGTTAACTGGGACGATGTTTTCACGTTAGACGGTAAAATCGTCGAGGGCTGCTGGCTGAAGACGTGCGAGCCAGACTGTAAAGCCTACGAGGACGTCGTCGAAATGGTAAAACAGGACATCGAGAAAGACGAACTGTACGAGATAGAGTTTCACAAGGTTAAACGAGTAGCGAAATATGGTTGAAGCTCAGAACGTCTTTCTAATCTGCACGAACGAAGACCTCGCCGAGTTACTAATCGACATCATTCAGCGACTTGAAAAGCTAGAGTCGTGGGCGGAGAAACACGAGAAGGCGGCTAAGAACGTCCGCGCAAGTGTAGCGGTTCTTAAGAGTAGAGTAGACAGAATATCCGAAGAGCTTCGAAGTGAGTACAACGTATTATGAAAACTTTAGTTAAAACTAATATGAGCTACATTAGCGACCGACTTGCGGGAAAACTGAAGGCTGGCGAGTCGAGAAGTACTAAATGGCCTGAAGTCAGGGCGGCTTTCTTAAAGGCTAACCCTGTGTGTGTCGTGTGCGAGTCGACCAAGAAACTACAGGTACACCACATGAAACCGTTTCACCTGTTCCCCGCGCTTGAACTCGACCCCGCGAACTTAATCACGTTATGCGAGAATAGTAGTACGAATCATCACTTTATGGTCGGACATCTCGAAGACTGGCGAAGCTTTAATCCTAATGTTATTCTTGATGCTAAGATGTGGTGGACTAAGCTTAAACAACGACAGTATGACACCGTAGGATTCTAAATGTTATGTTCAATCTGTGGAGCGCGGCTCAGGCCGTCGTCAGGATACGCCGTCTTAAAGACAGTAACGCTCAGAAAGTGGGCATACGGTAGCGCCTTCGGTAGAGGCCACGGATTGTTCTTCGTCACTGAATTTAAAGTTCATAACTGCTGCAAAGCCCGCGAAATAAAAGAATGGGAAAACGATGCGTGGATGCAAGAAAGGTGGCACCTGTCGTGAATGACGTTAACGTTAAGTGGATGAATAAAAGATATAAGCGGCTCGAATTAAACTTCGAAGACCGACCCGACGGCGACACGATTAGAGTTTTCGTTACCGACGGTCTGAAGCCTGTTTGCTATGTCGAGCTGAGCAAGTGTACTTTACGAAAGATGCTAGGAGTTTAGAAGAAATGGAAGAATTTGAGTTAAAGGATATGTACGTGCGCGAACATCAGCTTCGCGACTTAGAACTCACCGTTGCACAGGCGGCTCTTAATGCTCTACTTAAAAAAATCGGTGACTTGACCGACGGAGAGATGACCGCTGAAATGCTGCTCGCGATTCTAAAGGAGTTGAGAAGCGAGGGTGGGAGTAGTGAATGAGTAAACATAACGTCGCACCGATTAAGAAGGCGGTGTATTGTGAGCATATAAGCGAATACGTTCCCGCTGATGCGTGTAGTAAATGCAAGTATCAGCACGGTTACGGATTCGTGAAAGACGCGTACGATATGTTCGGCGTTATATGCGAGATGAGCAAGAGCGGCCTAGAGCCAACGGTGACGCCGTCCGCTCACAGGTGAGAAATGACACATCATAAGCATAAACACGAGACTATTGGCCCCGCGAATAGCATAGCGGACATTAATTATTATTTCGATGGTGATAAAGTCATAGCCGACTTTGACCACGAGCCAAGCCAAGAAGCCGCAGTATTTAAGCGACTTGAAAAGCAGGGGCTCGTCTATCGGAAAGGATATGTAGCGTATCTTACCCCGTTGGGCAAGAAGTTCGCTGAACTACTTTTAACCGGACGCGTGGCTCTGAATAAGCCCGCGATGAAACAGGAGAATTAAGAATGAAAGATAAAATGAAGTTACCAGTAACACCGAAAGGTCACGTACTCGGGTATATTCGTTCGCCGAAGCACCCCGACGCGCGACGACTAATAAGTAAGAAACAAGAAGCTGCGCTACCGGCCAGCTACGTTATTCCAGCAGTCGTAGACGTCATAGACCAAGACGGCGAGGGATGCTGTACCGCCTGCGCCTTCGTTGGCGTTAATAAGATGCGGTCTCAGTTCGTTACAGGCAGCTACTTCGATGGCGATTTAAACTGTCAGTACTACTGGGAGCGCGAGCACGACGGGACACTCTCACAGGGCGACGTCGGTTCGAGTATCACGTCGGCTTTTTGGGTAGGTCAGACCTACGGCGTGGCTCACGGCGCACTTGACCCAGACACGAGTCTTCTAAACACGCCACCAACCGCAGCACAGATAGCAAGCGCTGAGGTTGATAAAACTCTCACGCCTCAGCAGCTCGACGCTACAGACGAAACCGTTACTATCGCTAATATGAAGGCGGCTATTTATAATAACTATCCAGTTCAGAGCGGTTTCACGTGCTACGAAGGTATAGACGAGGTTGATTCGAGCGGGAACCTTCCTATGCCATCAGGTAACGCGATAGGCGGTCACTCGACGATGTTCTTCGGTTGGGACGATAACCACGTGAACCTCGACGGCAGTAAGGGCGCGATGATTGTTCTTAACTCGTGGGGTCAGTGGGGCGCTACAGCCTACGGATTCCCGACTGGTATTTTCTATATGCCGTATGCTTACATAACGGATACAGACGACGCTTTCGGCGACACGTGGGCGATGATAAAACAGTCTGACTTTCCAGTCGTACCAAACGGGCCTGCTCCTGTCGCTGCTGAAGGCTCTGTCCCGGCTCTGGCGATGGTTAATGGCGTTATGAACATCTTCTACAGGGGTACAGATAACGCAGTCTGGTACAGACCTGTTTCTGGAAAAGGTGCGGGTACATCTCTAGGCGGTATTCTTACCGAGGGCGTCGCGGCTGTCGGTGTCGGCAGTAACGCGTATGTCTTCGCGCGAGGCGCTGATAAAGAGTCGACGTATTATCGAACTCTCGTCGGCACGTGGGTAGACCTCGACGGCATAGCAACATCAGCACCTACCGCTGTTCTTAACGGAACTACTATCGAAGTCGCTGTTCGTGGCGCTAACACAGGCGTTTATGTTCTGACGATAGACACGACGACCGGCGCGATTAGTAAGTGGCAGACGCTAGGTATTGAGACGAACTAAACGAGTAGAGGGCGGGCGAGTCCCCGTCTTTCTATACAACGTTGGAACCTGCGATACACTGTGAAAAATGTGGACGTCCGATAAAATTAGAGCCTCTGATTGACTCGGACAACACTCTTTATTTATTATGTACCTTCTGTGTTGAGAAACATTATCTACCCGTTGTAGAAGTAGAATCGAACCCCGAGCTGCAAGACCTCGTCGACAGCAAACTTCCAGAGGGGCAACAGAAGCGTAAACGACGGAAAAGGGTACCTAAAAATGGAAAAAGACGATTTATTCGCGGAGCTGCCAAAAAAAGAGAAAGAACGACTGATACAATCAGCGATAGGACACGGCTTCGTCACGCTGAGCAACCGATGTTTAGCCATAGAAGTCGAGCTTGAAAACATTCGAAAAGACATGCTTGATATAAAAGATAAAATCTACTGGGAGCGAATTGCTAACCAACAGTGTCACGGAGACCGCTGCGATGAGTGACGACGACGTTATAAAACCAGTCGACGGCTCAGACGTCCCGAACGATTTAAGTACCCTCCACTTTACGATTCACGACGGGCCACAGGTCGTTCGTTATGTTATCGAACCTGAGAATGACTGTTTCGAGCCAGAAGATAACCGTAAATCGTACTTAGTTTTTGCTTTCATTCTTGCGTTAACGTTTTTACTTGGTCTGATGAGTCAGTATATCTGGCATATAATCTAGGAGATTAAATGGAAAATTATCTACACATGGTCTTAGAAGACCTGACGAACGTGCTGTTAAACGACTTCGCAAAGGCGAAGGAACTCGATAAAAGCCTCTTTCAATTCCGTAAGTTTTCAGTCGACCGCGACGCGGACGGCGACTTTAGCGGGTACTATATTTTTAGACTAACCATCTTCGACGCTGGCGCGGTAGAAGAGGCTAAAGACATAATCGAAGTCGCGTACCCGTTACACCCCGCGCTGTATGCGATACTCGTCGACGAAGAGCGCGAGAAAGCAGGACTTCCACCGCACCCTATGAAAAAGTAACTAATGCCGCCGACGTCTTCGAAGCGTACTCCCGAACAGGAGAAGCGTCACCAACAGTTAGGTACGTTACTCCATAACTTTAAGTTAGTGCAACTCAGAATCGCGAAGAACTACATTAACGACGCGATTGAAAAAGACATCGGCTACGTTCGGTCGGCGTTCGCGAAGACGAATAACATAGAACATGTTACACGCGAGTTAAATATTCATTTTAGAACAGTCTCGCCCGCGATATGGAAAAACGCTATTCACGACGTGTGGAGCACGGTCGGTCAAAACTCTATTCAGCTTTATTCGGCTTACTTAGTAGGTAAAGGTAGCGTATCATACATTAAAGAACTCGACGGCGAAGAGGTAGAAGTCGTCGACTTCGAAGACGATGAGTGGGCTCCAATCCCTGAGTTTAACTTCTTCGAGAAAGAGCCCGAGATGATTATTAAAACGTGGCTAGGCGACGTCGAGTATAAAGCCACGGCAGACGCGAGCGACCAATGGGAATCTGCTGTCGACAGCTACCTAGCCGGCGCTGATAATCGTTTAAGCGGCGTATCAGACACAACGTGGGCGAGTATTCAGAGCGACATACAGGCCGGCACCGCTAACGGTGACGATATAAAAACCATAGCGGCAAGTGTCGAGTCTAATCTTACCGACTCGTGGGCGAACAGAGGCGAAACTATTGCGCGAACAGAAACGTGTGCGGCTTGTAATTATTCTTCTCTACTGACTGCACAGACGTCAGCGCCGAATATGAATAAAATATGGATGTGCTCATTTATGAACTCGCGCGAAGCACACATGGACGCTGATTCTGATTATGGAACCGGCTCGGGAATACCGCTCGATGAGCCTTTCGAAGTCGGCGACGACGAGTTAGACTACCCCGGCGACCCTGACGGTTCTGCTGATAATATCATTAATTGTATGTGCTCGATAGGGTATGAGAACCCCGAGAGTAGCGGTCAGGCCGAAGGCACAGAAGAAGGCGAAGAAGGCGCTGGCGGCGTGACCAACTTAAGCGGGCTAACGGACGACCAGAACAGTCAGCTTTCAGATTTAATAAGCCAGCTCAGTCAGGGAACCGGCGCTCTGAGCGACGAACAGATTTCATTTTTAACTTCACAAATACAGAGCATCTTAAGCGGTGGCGAAGCGGTTACGACGACTGGCGCTGAAACAGGAGTCGAAGCCACAGGAGTCGCTACGTCGTGGATGGCAGACCCGTCAGTTACAGAGCTTGGGCCGGACGCTGACCTTGAAGAACAGATTTCAGCATACGCGGCAGCTCACCCCGGAATGGTTTACGACGCGCAGACTGATTCGTTCGCTTATGAGACCTACACCACAGAACAGGCTCAGGGGCTTCTCTTAGAGAACGCGAAAGCTCAAGCACTTGGGGACTTAGATAATGCTAAGAACTTTAAGGACATATCAGAATGGAACGACACGTATAATGTCGCGCGACTGAGCAACACGATAGGCTATAAAAACTACGACCCAGAAGTGCTTAAAGACGTTATGGGTACTCTCTTTAATTATGAAATGTCCCCAGAAGTTGCAGACGACTTCTTACCGAGCATAACCTACGACGCGACTCGACAAGCGGTTATGGCGGGGGGGATGGGTCAGGCGGGCGGTAATATCACGCTTATCGGTAAATACGACTCAGCGGCAGACTTCGCGGGCTTTTGGAGTAGAGCGGGCGGCAGTAGAGGCATAGGCGCGGTCGGTAACGCTGTAGGTACCTTTGAAGCTAACGACGTCGAATCAGCGACGACGCTTCACGAAATCGGTCACATTTGGGAGAGCGCTCAGTCGGCAGCCGTACGCGACAGTTGGGGCGAGATGTTCGGCGACTTAAGCTCAGGCGAACAACGGTCAATCAGTATGTACGCCACGACTGACTATCTAGGCACACCGTACTACTCAGCGTACGGTCAGTATGCCGAGGGCTTCGCTGAGTCGTATAGTTACTGGGCGAGCGGCAACGGTGACTATCTCCCACAGGCGGTACAGGACTGGATGGAAGCGAACAACGCGCCAGAAGACGTGACAGACTTTAACTGGAACCCGAAGAGATTAATGCAGATAAACGCGACAATCGCGAGTAGGTAAAAATGACGACAGTTGACCCGCAGTGTTTTCACTGCAAACATTTTAAAGAAGAACCGAACGAGTACGGTCTATACGGATGCGACGCGTTCCCCGACGGTATTCCGCTGGCTATCTGGATGAACTACGTTATACATAATAAGTCATTCAGCGACCACGGAACGCTATTCGAGCAGAAAGAAGAATGAGGAAACAGCGATTCGAGCCTAAGCTGGTGAGGCAGTTAAACGGATGGTTTAAAGACACGAGCACAACAGGCATAGCTTACCGACTCAGACCACAACAGGGAAGTAAAGGCTACCAGCATATTGATATTCTCGTCGACGGCCCCGGTCACTATATAGGCATAGAATGTAAGAGCGTAACTGAGCCCGCGACAAAGAAAATTTATTTCAGTGAGTACTTCACGACTGACGCGAAGGGCGTACATCAGATAGTACGCATAGACGAATTCCTTCACGACAGCGGTCGACAGGGAATCTGCGCGATAGAACTCCACGACGATAAGCACTTCGAGACGAGGTTCGTGCCGTGGCAAGTTGTCTCAGATATTTATTATAGCCACGTTAAAGGCATAGAATTCGAGACCGTTCGTGAGTGGCCGCAGTTCAGGCGGGTTAAGGGCGTCTTTAACTTCGATGAATGTCTGGACGCGCTGAGTGCGCGAAAGGGCTAAAATCGAGGCTATTAGAGCCTGTCATTTCGACGATTAGACGACGTGTAGCACTCCGTTTTTACACTACCCGCGAAACCCTATGGGTGACAGTATCAAAACATAGTCCGAGACTAGATAAGTATATTAAGTTCTACGATAATGAAACTGAATGTGGTGAGTAGGACAGCGGAAGTCTCTACGATGATTGCTTGGTAAGTAACGTTATAAAAAAAGCGCTGCCAACATGAGCTGTGTCGTGGGTTCAATTCCCACCCACCACATTAAGGTGACTATGAAGAACACTCGCAAGCCTAAGAAAGACGCTAAGAAGAAAGCACCGAACAACCTAAAAGAAATGAAGTGTCCTAAGTGCAATTATTCTTTTAAAGTAGCCGACCTCGAAAACTTCGTATGCCCTAATTGCTACTTTAAGCAGATTCCGAAGTATCGCTCTAAGAAGAAGAGTCGAGAAAAGAATCCTTACGTGCCTTAAATATGTTCGCTTCAGTTTAAATACGTTCGTTTTTTCCGAACATATATAAAAGCAACAGAACATATATAAGCAGGCTGTTAATGCGTTTACAGCTTCTTTATAATAAAGTTGTTAATGCGTGTTAATCGTTACCTTTTCGTTACTAATCGTTACCTTAGCTTCCGTTATTTCAAAACATAGGTATATATATGATATGTGTGATATGTATATTCGTGCAATAACGCACAGGTGACTAACAATGCAAACCCGAAAATGTCTAAACTGTGGGCGAAACTTCATAGTCGCTCGCGAAGGTCAGTTCTACTGCTCTAGCTACTGTTACGAGCAGAAGTGTAACGACGACGATTTCGCTCGACACATCGGCCAGATAGTAGTCGGTGACGAGTACCTAGAGCGGCCAGAGTTTCAGACCGAGAACGAATTCACACTTAACCTCGACGCTCAGGAGATGTACGAACTATGAGAGTAACTGAGTATCACGTTAAGGTTAACGAGGTCACAGAGCTAAAAGATAAAATCTGTGACCTTCTCGGAAAGTCACACGACGCAGAGAACCGCCGCCTTCTGGATGAGATGCTTTCGCTCGCGGGCGAGATAGTAATTCTTAAAGAGTGCGACTTCTGTGGTCAGCTCTTCGAACCTGAGTGCGACACCGAGGACTTCTGTTCATACGAGTGCCGAGAAGCTCAGATAGCACAAGACGACGCGACCGACGCTGAGATAGAGCGCCAGCAGTTTCACGCACACGGAGTTGAGCTATAATGGAGCCGAAAGAAGCTATCAGACAGTCGAAGATGCTCGTCTCTGAAATCAGAGACGACATTCTTCTTAAGATGGAAGAGCTTCACGAGCTGATTAATAATCCAATCCCGTTTTCGAGCGGGAACTATAATCACAGCCGCGAAGTCGAGGCGATTCTAGAAAACGCAGTATTTCGAATAGGGAGCCAGCTTCGAAAGATGGAGGATGAGTAAAATGCCTATCGAATGTAGAGAACGATGGGTTCTTCACACCGAACAGTACTGCCCCACGACTGGGCAAGAGTGGGTCTTCGACTCGGAATGTAGCGAGTACTGCCCCACGAACTGTATCGCGTGTCCTGAATTCGAACCAGACCTATACGACGACACGCGCTGCTGTAGCGACGGCGGGTTAACTGTTCATAAGGAGCCGAAGTAAAATGACAAATGATGAATTTACTACAATGGCGCTGATGTGGCTTATTACCGACTTCAGAGCAGCCATAGAAGCTCAGGACTGGAACCGGGTCGAGAACACTACCTACAGACTGGCGGTACTACGCGAGAAGCTGGCGAGTGAGTAGCGATGACGACAGAGCTAGAACTAGAAGGGTCACACGTCTACAGGAAAGACGGACGCACGTTCGTCTTCCTAGACGCTGACGAGATGGACGAACTAAAGAGTCGCGCGGACGCATACGAGCGGTTCGCCCGCGAGAAGTGTGCGACGTGCTTTATAGACTCTAAAGAGGTGAACGACGATGGAGATAAAAATAGCTAGAGAGACGCTCGATAAGATTCGAGTCGCCGCGTACGAGAGATTCGTTCGCGAGAAGTGCTCTACGTGTAAGCACGAAGGACACTGTATCGTAAAGGAACAACAGCTAGACGACGCTCGAAGAGGCGTGAGGCCGGTATGAACGCGTGTTTCGTGCGTGAAGAACCGACACTCGATGAGCGAATAGCGAAAGATTTCGCGTGGCTTGAATTTCTGACCACGCGCGAGGTAAGCCCGATGATATGGTCGGAGACTGTTATGGGTCTTAAGAATCTGAAAAACGACTTAACGAAAGTAGGGGTATTATGAAAATGGTAAAAGTTATAACATTAGAAGGAACATTCGAATTAGACGACGGAACCACGACGAAGTTCTGTATAAACTCACAGCGTCAGCGTGTGCAGTGGGGGAATTCGAACGCGAACCTCGGCCTGACGGTCGACGTGCTCGACATATTAACCCGCGAAATGGAAATTCTAGACGGAGTATGTGAGTAGAGAGTAGTACAATGCATGTAAGCGGCGAGTTAGACCTAGAGAAGTGCTTCGTTATCTCACCGAGAGACGAAAACCTTCACTGCTGGCGGGACTGCACACTTAAGCTATGCACTCTCGCCAGCGTCGACCCGCGAAAAGAAATAGACTATACCACACGAAGAGGTGCGTGGGAAGTGTATCGTAAGAAGTAGGAGACGAAAGACGCGATGCGGTAATTACGGAGGTTGGAACCCCTACCGTAAACCTGCCTATCGTCGCTGATAAACACCTCCAAAAAACCAAGAAATGCGTCAGATAGGAGGTATTGCCACTGTCTCGCGTCCGTCTATTCCTACAGGAGAATAAAAATGAGAGCTGAGATTTACTTAATAGATAAAAGCTACAAGCGCGGTAAGATTATCGGCATAGATTCTACGGGACTTATGATGAGAACCGAAGGCGTGAAATGTTACGTACCGTTAACTTCAATTCTTTATCTTAACTATGAAGAAAAAGAAAAAGCCAGCGCCAACGTCGACGATGAGTGAGCGAATAGTCGCGTATATGCGCGAAGAGTACCCGTGGGCCAAGAACATCGAAGTCATACAAGATAAAAACGATTTCGTCGCGCGGCTTACGTTCTATCGTAACGAGATTCGCGAATTCGCGCTGACAGTTAAAGGTAACAGGATTCTAAGCGTGGTAAAGAGATGAGAAAAAAACAGAGACAGATAGCGATTCACGAGGACACGTATCAGTCGTTAGTCGAAGCTAAACTTAGTTACTACTCTGAGCACAGAGTGATGAGAACATTCGACGAAGTTATACGACACGCGCTCGCGCTCGACGAAAGGAGCCGGCGAAAGAGGACGGAGAAAGAATGAGCTTAAGCGATTATGACGACGACGTAGTCGAAGACGACGAGAAGCGAAGACGGCTTAAGAACTACAGCGAACGCGACGCAGACCTCAGAAGCGACTGGTGCAAGTTACAGGAGCGAAGCTGTCCGCACAGATACAATATGCAGTCGAATGACTGTGTCGAGTGTCGCGGGCTCACAGAGCGGGACGCGCTCGACTACATAACCGAGCAGATAGGCAAACTTAAGAAGCTTATCGCAGGGGGGGGTACGTGATGATTATAAACATTATCGGCGCTGTCGGAATCGTCGGAATGGGTATCGTTGCTATAAGCTTATTATGGCGGTTAGCCCGCGATGAGAAACGCTTATGGGTATTAGCCGGCGATGACGACGAGGACGTAGCTGAACCGATGAGCGCAGCCGAAATTGAATGTAAAGCTGAGCTACGAGAAACTTGGGAACGATTTCACCTAGTAGACGCTACGGAGAACTGAAATGAACGAAAGCAGCTTTGACGCGATGGACGCCTTTTGTGGCGACTGTGACCGGGTCTGCGAGGACGATTGTGCTGAATGTGAAAAGCAATATAAAGAACAGATAGATAAACTAGAACAGGAGAACGAGGCGCAAAGGCGATTCTGTACTCGCCTTATCGGCCTTCTCGCACTAGCCCGCGAAAAAGGCTTCAGAGAGTACGACTATATAGATTCGCCAGTTTTACTAAAAGGACAGATTTACTAATGACGCCGGAAGAAGCGATAGAACTAACAGAAAAACTAAACGAGGCATTTAAACCATTTATGGACTCGGTTATTAATGCGTTCGTCGCTCTAGCTGAGTGGGCGGAAGAGAATAAAGAACTGTTCGAAAGAGTAAAAGCTGAACTTGAAAGAATAGAGAAAGAAATGGAGAGTGAAAAATGCTGATAGGTGAAACAATATCTTGGTTTCTCATTGGTACGATAATTGGGTGGCTGATAGTGGCGATTTGGTTAGCGTATCACTGGGGTGGGGTTTGAAAAATGAGTAAAATAATAAAAATAAAATATGAAGATTTACTTGAGATTGAAGCCTCATTAGCAGAAACGTTAGACGTAATAAGGCAGATACGGCGCGGAACATACTACGAGAAAGAAGAAGAAAAGTGAAGGGGGTTTGAAAAATTAGAGTATTTTGCTATCGTTGTACTGAGGCTGTAGATTTATGCGACGAAGTACCAAATATTCCCTACTGTAATTATAAGGGGCCGTGTGCTGTGTGTACCTACTGTATCTATGCGGATAAATTTTATAATTACGACGGAGAAGAAGAAGTGAGCTGAAAAATGACAGACGACTGTTCTAAATGTAAATGGGGCTGGGATTGTCACGGTCGTTATTTAGAGAACGGAAAGTGCGTGTATCGAATCGGTAAACAGGCGTTTTCGTTTTATGAACCAGAGGACGAGAAATGATTCTTCTTATTCTCGCGCTGATAGGCGCTCTTATCTTCATAGACGGCATAGGCCGCGTCTTTATTCAGAACGGCCAGTATCATAACTTCTGGTTCGACGGTGAGCGCTACGCACGTGCGGCTATGGGCGCTATGATTATTTTAATAGCGTACCTTCTACGGTAATGCTCGGTGCGGCTATGGGCGCTATGATTATTTTAATAGCGTACCTTCTACGGTAATGCTCGACGCGATTATTACCCCTCTTATTATTATCTCACTAGCCATAGGCGACGTGTGCGGGCTTTATATGATTCTTGATATGCTGTTCGGCATATCTGACTTTTTTTAGCTTCGGACTTGCTACAAGTCTACCGGCGAGCTTATTAGCTCTCGCAATCTTCTTTTAAGCGGTGCCGCAAGCTGAACAGCGTACGCTTTTTAAGAGATTCACTGATTCTTTGCGAGGGCGTTCAGGTGTAAATGTAAATCCTCAGACTGACCAAGAAGTTCTTGTTCATATCATCGGCGACCAAGCGACCGCTTCTATAAAGAGAGACACCGCAGCGTATTTAAAGGCGTTCTCAGAGTTGCCGTGGTTACGCGCGTCAGTCACTAAGGTAGCTAACTCCACCGCTTCGAACGACTGGGAAATACTCTATGTCATTCGCGAGACGGATAAAAACGGCGACAGCCGAATTTTAGAGCAAGAGCCGACTGAAGAAATACCGCTTCAGACATTTATAAACAATCCAAATCTAAACTTCAGCTTTCAGCAGATAATTTGGCTCACTCAGGCGTATCTGGAACTTGTAGGCGAGGCGTTCTGGTGGATGGTTCCCATCGCCGGCGTCGTACAAGCGTATCCCGTCTCGCCGGGTAAAGTCGTTCGCGTACCCTCGCCCGAAGAGCCGTTCTTCACGGTTTCTGGCCCGCAAGGCGAGTTCAGAGTCGCGATGAGCGATATGATTTGGTTTACACAGCCAGACCCCGCAGACCCGTACAGTCGCGGCGTAGGGTTAGCACAGAGCTTAAGTCACGACCTCGACACAGACGACGCGGCATCGAGATATGTATTATCCTACTTTAATAATAACGCCAGACCTCCGCTGTTAATCTACGGTGAAGGGCTTAATGCTGAGCGCGTACGCCAGCTAGAAGACGATTGGAACTTGCAGCATCAGGGATTCTGGAACGCTGGTAAGGCGCGATTCTTAAGCCGAAAGGTCGAAATAAAAGAACTATCTCAGAAATTCGAAGGCACGGATATTGTTAATCTACGGCAGCACCAGAGAGACGTAACCGCCTCAGTTATAGGCGTTCCGCCTGAGATACTGGGAATACTTCAAGCGTCGAATCGAGCTACGATAGACGCGGCAGACCTGTTCTTCAGTAGATACACGCTGAAGCCTCGACTTGACTACCTACAGGAGACACTTAACAAGCAGCTTATCCCGCGATTTGATGACACCGGAACGCTTGTTATGCTCTACGTTAACCCGGTGCAGAAAGATAAAGACACCATCCTAAAAGCTGCTCGATTTATGCCGTCTGCGCTGATGATAGACGAATGGCGCGAGCTTATGGAATACCCGCCACTCGACGACGGCGACGGCCAGTGTTTCGTAGTGCCGATTAACGTTCAGGTATTATCGAATCTTAAATCAGGTAAAATAGACGTCCCGGCAGCCGCTCCAATGGGTGCGCCTCCGAAAGACGCCGGACAAGCGGCATACGGCGAGCTGAAGACGCCCCACGGAACGCTAAAGGGACGTAAGACAAAGAGAATACGTGATTTAGAGCGCTACGTTCGTAAAGAAGTTAAAAAGAATCGAGAAGACGACGACTTTAAATCACGCGCGTATTACGACGAATAACGTCGGTGACTAAAAATGACAGCTAGACTTCCGGTTATCACTTTAATGCCCCCCGAACACTGCGCCGACTGTAAAAAAGCGTGGGACGCTGACGACAAAGCAGAACGATTTACGCTATTTGGCACACCAGAACATTGTGTCTGGCTCTGTAATAGCTGCTTCAGAAAACAACACGCAATGGAACTGAAAGCGCTAGAGAGAAGAAAGTTAGTCGACGTTAAGATTCGACCTAACGGAGACTAAGAAGGTGAGAGAATGACGCTTGCGGATAATGTTGTACAGGGCAAGCCAATTTACAGGACGCTTAAACTGACTGAGGTTAAAGACGTCTCGACGCCTACCGCTATGCGTCTCGCGTTCACTGTTTCAGATGAAATAGTCGACCGCGACGGAGACTCACTCGACGCGGGGGGCTGGACGCTCGATAACTTCACTAAAAACCCCGTCGTTATGTGGGCTCACGATTATACAAAATTACCGATAGCCCGCGCGATAAAGACGTGGATTGATGGTACTAGTCTAAAAAGCGTATGTGAATTTACGCCAGACGAACTGTACGACGATAACTACCACGGACTACGTGGTTCTACAGTTTTCAGATTCTACTTAAATGGATTTCTTAACGCCGTGTCTGCTGGTTTCTACCCTATCGACTGGGAAGCGATGAGCAAACAGCCAGACGGCCCCGGCATTTTGGGAGGGACGCACTTTATGAAACAGGATTTAATAGAGTATTCTGCGGTTCCCGTCCCAAGTAACCCCGACGCGTTACAGCTTCCCGGAGTTGGCACGAAGGGATTCTCTGATAATGAAATTAAAGCGATGAGGGCGGAGATGGCGAAATGGGTCGAGACGGCTCAGAAACTATGCTCTTGTCCCGTTAAAGCAAACACAGGAGATTTAACTATGGTTAAAGCAGGTGCAATATCCTATAAGGATGCACACCCAGACGGCACACCGCTCTCCGCGAAAGACGCCAAGTGGAACGCTGCAAAAGAACGTGCGGCTGCTACGAAGGCAGAGCATTTTAAAATCATGCATGCAGGATTCACCGGCGACGATGAGAACGATAAGAGTGCTTACGTGTATCCACATCACAAAGGCACACCGCCTCACGAAGTGAACCTTAAGGCCGTAAAGCGAGCGTTTAAAGCTGCGTCGCTTATGATGACGCCCGACCAAGACGAAAACGGTCAGATGATTAAAGACGCTGGCACAGACGGCACGTATAGCGCGACTTCGAGCGGTGACGTAGACCATTATGGTTTTACGAATAACGATAACGCTGTAGTCGCTGCTCACATGCAACAGCACATTACCGAGTTTAACGAACCGCTCCCGCAGATGTGGGACGCTTCTACTCCCGGTCAGCCCGGCACAGCGAAATCAGAAACTAAAGCACAGCCACAGACCGAACCGATGATTAAGCCACAGGCTAAGATTTGCGGCAGTTGTAAGAACTTCTCAGCTCCCGGCAGTGGAGATAGTAGCGAAGCTGGTTGTGAGCTTGGCTCAGACCCCGCGACGTGTCCTGTTCCAGTTCTTCCGGCAGTTGGGACGTGTAGTAAGTGCGCGAGCTTCGACAATGACGGAACGAACTGTCAAGAGACTAAGTTCCCCGCGACGTGCGGTAGAACTGATGAATCTAAGGTCGCGGTTAAGGCAGAAAGCGCCGGCGACGACGCTACTGGTGGAGCCGTAGTCGGCCCGAAGGATGAATTCTGTACTGACTGCAAGAGCTATGTCGGCGACGGCAAGTGTTCAGAAGACTCAACGCCTAATAAGTGCGGGAAGTCGACGAAGACTGAAAAGAAAGCTATGGGGCCAAACGCTGACGCGTGTGGTAAGTGTAAGAGCTTCTCAGACGGCGAGTGCTCAGACGAGAAAGCGCCGACACACTGTGGAAAAGCTTCGCCTAATGACGCTATGTGCGACGGTTGTCCGAATTATAAAGACGACTCGTGCGAAGACGGTAAGAACCCACCGTGCCAGAAGAGCGAGAAGAAAGACGTCGAGGACGTCGCTGAGAATAAGGGCGTTATCGGCTATAAGAAAACGCCTCTCGCGCCAGAAGACCAATCGTGGGACGGCCCCGGACAAATCGCGGCTGCAACGCCCGATGACTTAAAGGTTATGTGTACGTGGGTGGATTCTAGCGGCGACCCAGACTCTAAGGGTAGCTATAAACTTCCACATCACATGGCTGGCGGTCAACACTCGTGCGTTCTCGCTGGCGTTCGTGGCTGTGGTGGCGCTGTACAAGGCGCTCGAAGTCCTTTACAGGTTCCTTCGGGAGACTTGCCCGGCATAAAAGCTCACCTCGAAAAGCACTATCACGAATTCGGCGATAAAGCTCCGTGGGAGCCCGACACCGACGGCAAGAGTGCTGAAGAGAAAGAGTATGAGACTATGATGGACTTAGCTAAGAAAGCTGTTACTACCAAGATTGGTCGAACGCTTTCGGCTTCTAATGTGGGAGCGCTTAACGAGGCTCTCGGTAACTTCAGTGAAGGCTTCCAAGCTCACGCTGAGGCTATGAAAGCTCACGAAGCGGTGACGAAGAATCACGCTAAGGCCGCTGATGCTCACGAGAAAGCTATGAAATGCTATAAGGACGGAATCTCGAAGATTAAAACAGTTCTCGGTAAAGAAGAAGGGGGCGAAGACGACCAGAGCACAATGCCTGAAGACGTCGAACCACCTACGCCGGGACAGCCAGCTCCGCAAGAGCCGGGCTCGAACCAGCCCCAAGCTAAGGGTGCGGGAGCTGAAGACATCGAAGAGGTTTACGTTATTGACATTGACGAATTCAAAGACGTGATGAAAGAAACCGTCTCTGAATTCCGAAAAGCTATTGGAAAGTAACTAAACTGCGCGTCGTTACGAAAGACAGCGCAGCTTAACCAAAAAGAGGTATTATTTATGGAGAAAACAGAATTGAGCCGCGATGCAATAAAGGGGCTCATAGCAGAGATTCTCGGCCCAGAGGTCGACGACATCCGTCAGGCTGTCGCACAGCGCGATAATCTACAAACTCGCGCGATGCTCGGTGGTCAGGGAACTACTCAAGAACCAAAGGACACGACCGAGTCGGTCGGTGGGTTCATAAAAGCGCTCGTTATGGCGCGAGGCGACCCAGACCGTGCGTATCGGTTCGCAAAGAGTACTTTTGGTGACGAGTCTAAAATCACGAAGGCTCTGAGTGCGTCAGTAGACGTCACTGGTGGTTTTCTTATCCCAGAGGTTTTGTCGACAGAAATCATAGAATTTCTGAGGCCGGCTTCCGTCGTCCGTGCAATGGGCGCTCGTGTTATGCCGCTTGTAAACTATCAGATGAGTATTCCAAAAGTGACCGCTGGTGCAAATGCAACCTACGTGGGTGAAAACGTTAACATACAGGCAACTCAACAGGAGTTCGGCCAGTTGACACTTGTGGCTAAGAAACTAGCCGCGCTCGTGCCAATCTCGAATGAACTTCTGCAAGTTAATACTATCGCTGCTGACCAAATCGTCCGTCAGGACTTGGTTAAAGCTATGGCTCAGCGTGAAGACCTCGCCTTTATTCGAGGCGACGGGACGCAGAACACGCCTAAAGGTATTCTGAACTGGGTTAACTCGAATAACATATTCCCCGCTACTACGGTAACGTCTGGAATGACGACCCTTCAGAACGCTACGAACGACCTAGCGACTTGTATCTTAAAACTGCGTGAGGCCAACATTCCAATGACAAATTGTGGTTGGATAATCGCTCCGCAGATTGAGTACTTCCTGTCGACGTTGAGGGACTCTCTCGGTAACTACGCATTTAGACCTGAGATGAGCACCGGAAAGCTTCTTGGCTTCCCGTACAGCGTCACCACGCAAATCCCTGTGAACCTGACGACTGGTGAAGTCACCAACTGTTCAGAAATTTACTTTGTGAACTTCGATGACTGTTTCATTGGCGATACGATGCAGGTTCGCATAGACGTCTCCAACACGGCGGCCTATTACGATGGGCAACAGGTAGTGGCAACCTTTTCAGAAGACCAAACTATCATACGCGCGATTTCGATGCACGACTTCATTATGAGGTACGACTACGCCGGCGCTGTTATGAATGAGGTAGCTGGATGGGGCGTTAACGTCGCGTAAGGAGTGAAGAAAAATGGTTAGATATTACGATATTTCAAGTCGCGTTCAGGTTGTGAACCTCGGACACTCTGTGGCAATTCCAGCGCCAAGCGTTTCTGCAACAGCTAAGACTACGGTCGTGGCTCCAACAGGAGCTTCGCCTACGAGTGCGGCCACCACGCTTAATTCTTTTGACAGAATGGGGTACTGGTCGTGGATGTTACAGATGGTTCTCGGACTCGATATGGATGCTGGCAACACAGTTTCTCTAGAAGCTGTTATGGCAGCTTCGCCAGACGGGTCTACGTGGACGCCATTCACTAGCACAGACTCGACGAAAGTCGAACAGAGCCCACTGTACAAGCAGCTCTATCTTAACGCTGAGCCATCGGCAACGCACGTCACCGCTATTCCAGCAGGTTTCGTCGACCAGCCGTATGTGTACACCGCACCTACGCTCGCGTCGAGCACACCAACGCTCATAGAAGCCCGATTCTTCGGTAGTTTCAGAGACGCTAATGTGGTCGGTAACTACGTCGCGCCTATCATAACTGTGGTCGACACGCCTGTTTCAACCAGCTACGACTCGGCTATGTTGATGGATGTTAACCTGCTTCTAGGAGCTGGCGACACTATGCCAGTGATAGTGAGCAGCGGCGCTCAGCCAACGAGCACGTATGTACCTTACTACTCGCAGGGACAGTAACCCCGATGAAAGAAATAAAATTCATTGGAAAAGTGCCACCTTATAACATTGGCGAAGTAGCTACGTTCGACGACGTTCGGGCAGCTAGATACGTTGAGATTCACGCAGCGGTCTACACCGAACTAAAAAACGTATCCGCCCCGCCAGAAGACAAGATGGTGCGACCAAGCGAAGTAAAGAAAAAGTAGAGAAAGGGCGATTCGCCCTTCTCACCTCCCTTTTTAAGAAGGAGGCTAAGAAATGACAGACATTTACATTAGCGCAGACTCGGCGGGGTGCTTACATACACTGTTAACCGGAAAACTGAAGCAAGAAGATTTCGCGGACGACGAGATAACAGTACTCGCTCCCGGCTCGATAGTAAATTCACTACTCGCTTCTGGGGCCGTAGAAACCGGAAATCTAGCTGCCGGCGCTGTCACTGGTGCCGCATTAGGCATCGGAACGCTTCAGATGATAAAAAAGACCGTGACGTATAACGGTGGCGCTACGCAAGCAATAGGAACGTTACCGGCTAAGTCTCTTCTTATTAGTGCTATTTCAATGTGTAATACAAGTTGGGACGGCACAGACGCGTCTATTTCAGTTGGATATACCGGCGGCGCTGGGAATATCTTTGACGGCGGCTCGGTTTCTATCGTAAGTGGTGCTGAAGCTGGCGACGATACAGCAGTTAGTTACGCGGCAGATACGTGGGTGAGTGGCGTTCAGAACGATTCAGAAGCCGTAACGACGTGGGGACATCCGAAGTTTAAGTTTTACACCAGCCAGACAGTAGTTAACGCATACGTGACTCCCGGAACTGGTGCAGCACACGGCTCAACCGATATAATGTTGTTCTATATCCAGACTCAGTGAGGCACGAAAATGTTTCCAACGAACAGTCAGGGCATACGAGTCGGAATGGACACAGCCGGCGATTTCAGCGGTGGCGCGTATAACGCAGAAGGCACAGAGATTATTCAGTGGGCGGACTTATTTAACAGTCTGTTTACGACATTACCAGATAGTAGTACGCCCGCGATAAACGTTATATGCACAGGGCTAACGCTCGAAGACTTTGGTGTTTCTGGTGTTACTCCCGTTAACGGTACAATTCCGATAACGATTATCGCACCTACGGCTAAGGTCGACGGAGCGATTACGGAAGCGGATTTACTCGCACATAAGTTCGCTGGTTCTTCAACACCGTGCGGCGCTAGAATTAGAGTCGTCGCTGATGCAAGCAATAACGCAGCAGGCGTTTTAATCGGTAACACGAGCACACCACACTTTCCGCTATACGCGGGTAACTACGTTGACCTCGCGTGTTCCGATTTAACGAACCTCTACTATCAGTTTCAACACAGCGGCGATAAGATTTACTACATAACAACTGCGTGAGGTGAAAAATGACAGACTCAGCAAAATGGTATTATAAAGGCGTCGAACACATCCTCGCGGGTGACGCGAAATGGTCTGCCGGTAATACAAATCTCTATATGGCGTTATATACGACGTTTACGCCGACACAAATAACCGATGAGATACTCGGAACGTGGGGTTCTACTTGTACAGAAGTAAGCGGCGTAGGTCTAGGTTACACAACTAGCGGTCAACAACTTACGAGTGTCACAGCGCCTTCGGTTTATTCGAGCACGAACATAATTCTCTCGTCTGCAACCGTAACGTGGCCGGGGCCGTGTACCTTTACAGGTGTTAACGGCGCGGTAATCTACTACGCGGGAACGCAGAATTACGTTTTAGGCTATATCGCTTGGGCGTCCCCAAAAGCTGCACAGGGTGGGGCGTTTAGCGTTCCGTGTCCGACGGCAGGATGGTTCGAGCAGCAGGTGAGCTAAGATGGTTACGCAGCAGATGGCGTTAACTACCTCACCGACTTATACCGCTATCTCGATAACTGGAACGCTTACATCTCCGCAAGCTGAAACCTCTCAGTTAAGCGGTAGAGGCGTAGTTACATTTAGAAACGAAAGCACACAGGACATTTATCTCTCTAATAACGCGGACTGCCACACGAATATGAACTATATTACGCTGCCTGTTGGGGACTCAATAGTGTACGCGTGTGATACCGGAAGCACCGTGACGTTTTATTTTGCTGCTGTTTCGAGTGCGTCATACCTAAAGAGGGAAGAGTGTAAATAAATGACTACCGATTGTACTGCGTCAGTCAGCGGAAACTGGTCGAATACTGCAACGTGGGGCGGCTCTGCGGTTCCAACGGACGGTCAGAGCGTTGCGATAGCTGCCGGTATCACTGTGTTATTTGACGTAGACCAATCGGGATTCGCGACGGGAATAAATGGTATCTCAGGTGGCACTGGTTCGGTGTTGATGTTTGCATATAATGCAACGCCGACGACTGGTAATGGTGCTGTCTGGCTACAGATGAAAACTGGCACCACGATTAGCGGCACACAAACCAATGTAAGAATCGGCGGTGGCGGTCCTACAACTTCACCTGTTGAAGATGCGTGTCAGGTCAAATATGGAACATGGCCATCGAGCGGCGTTGCAGTCACCAACAGTGGATTAGCAGGCTCTTCATATAATGCAACATTAGCAGTTAATGAATATAGAGCTTACCAGTCAGGCTCAACTGCTCAGACACAAGCAAACTCAACCGATACGATAGATGTCCCTAAAGGCGCAGCGGTGAACAACCTAACCACGCACACGCTTGAGTTTTTCTTTTACATATCATCGACGGCATCAACGACCTACCTGATGGCAAAAAACACGTATTATGTAATCTCAATCTCTTCGACCGGGCAGCTTGTCATAACGCGATACGACACAGGCGGAAGCGCATATAAAACGTGGACTTCGCCATCAAATACGTTTTATAGTGGGGGTTTTTACGCCGTTCAAATATCGTGGGATTGCTCGACGGTTACAAACACACCCGTAGCGAAGGTAAACAATTTATTGGTAACTTTAACGCCGACCACGTCAGGAACGACGACCGCTTGGAAAGATGATAGTGGCTCGGATATGTATATCTTCAGTAGGTCCGCTGCAACGAGTCCGATTATAGGCATGGCGTTCTTGTTCAGATTGCACAGTCGGTGCCTTACTGATGCTGAGATGACTACAAATTACAATGCCGACCGCAATAGGTACGAAGGTCCGATGATACAGCGACCGGCAGCGGTTACAGAAGCACTGTCTTCAAACGCAAACTCCGGGCAAACCACTGTCACGGTTGGTGCCGGGAACACCTCTCAGTTCATAGCAGCCAGTTCGCCGTCACTTATTACGGGAACGAGTGCAGCGTCGGGACAGAAGGTAGTAAACGTAACCAATGGCGCATTGTTCACGGCAGGGCAAATCGTAACAATCGGAGACTCATCACAAAACGAGACAAACGTAATCGCATCTATTAATTCAAATGCGCTTACGATGCAGATGAACCTACTTTACACATATACCTCTGCTCACGGAGGTTATGTGTGTATCGGTTCAAGTGGCGTGATTTATCTAGTTAATGGTGCAGAAAGCGGGTCGCCGTCAACATCGTTACGTGAAACTGCGGTTATCGCGAGCATAAATGCTGGCGCGGGAACCCTTACGGTGAATAGCAACCTGCAAAATTCGTACACGACCTCCGCGGGTGCGTACGTAGTTCAGCAGCAGATTCCACAGGCGGTGATGAATTGGCACGGTGCATCAAGCACGAGCGGGTATATAGGCGCCACGGGCCCGAGCCATTCGATACAGGGTTGGTATCCAACAACGGGTTCTGCAAACAGCAATGCATATGTGATGATTAATGCTGCTGCGGTATCTGGGCAAGGTTATATTGATATTGTATCAGACATGGGGTTCCAAGCAGGTGACCAGATATTAATTGGTTCGGGTTCGACGAGTCTTGATGGTAATAATTGTTTATACACCGTGACCAAGTACGAAGCGACTGGTGGTACTGGCGGTGTTCCGCGAGTGCATATCTTCCCGAATTTGGCCACAACAAACCGGGCGGGAGGAAATGCTAACCCAGAAAGTAATGATTATGTAGCATGGTACAGCAGGCCGATTGTGCTTTCAAGAACGATTTATGCTA